TCTGAAGCAGAAAGATCAGAAAAAGAAGTAACAATCTTTGAGAAGATGGCTTTAGCTGCTGCAGCTCAGAGATATTGGTCAGACAACTCTGTTTCTGTAACGATTTCTTTTGACGCAGAAAAAGAAAAAGACTACGTAGGTACTGTTTTGCACATGTATGATGGTCAGTTGAAAACTGTATCATTCTTACCAGAAGGCAACGCAACGTACCCACAAATGCCGTACACTCAAATCACCGAAGAAGAGTACGAATCATATAAGGGTAAATTATTCCCTATTGATTTCTCTGGAGTATATGCTGGAATGGCTTCCGACGCTATTGGTGAAAATTACTGCACAACCGATGCATGTGAAATTAAGTTTATTAAGGAAAATAGTAAGTAAAGATTAATATGTCAGAGTTTGAAGATGACGATATAGATAAAATATTTGAACAAATAATAGGATCGGACGGCATGGAGTCCTTAGACGTTCATCAAGTTGATGCTATTATAAGTATTGAAAAAGTATCTACTGAATCTCTTTTAAAAGAATTTAATTTTATTATACAATCTTTATCTAGGGCTATAAATCACGTATCAGATTTAGGTTTAAGCTTCATGTCAATAGAAGGATATGGCTTAGACGACGATTTGCGAGATTTATTGGGAACTATATATAAACTAACAGAGGATTTAGATGAGTATATGGTAGAATTAATGCTTGAAGAGTCTGATCTACTAGAGGACGAAGAAAACGAAAACGATGAAGAAGATGAGTGAAGATAATATAATTGAAGTTTTAAATAACGGATATGTACGATTGGTTGATTACATGGGCTCCGACCTATCTGTAGTCAACGCAGCAAGAGCTTCTTTTGCAAAAGAAAGCAAAGAGTTCTCCACAAGTGATGCTAGACTTATAGACTTTCTTGCTAGAGAAAATCATATGTCTCCATTTCGTCACGCATTCATGACCTTTGAATTCAAGGCTCCATTAATGGTGGCTAGACAGCATTGGAAATATGTTGTTGGTTCAGATCACACTATGGACTCTTGGAATGAATCATCAAGAAGATATGTGACTATGGAGCCAGAGTTCTATGTTCCACAATCTAATCAGTGGAGACTGGCTCCAGAGGATAAAAAGCAGGGCTCTGCTGGTTTATGTGATCCATTTACTGGGGCGGCATTATCTGAGCAGTTAATTAGATATATAGAACAAGGCGAAGCCTACTATCGTCTTGCTATGGAATCCGGTATAGCCCCAGAGCAAGCAAGATTATTCCTTCCAGCTTACTCTATGCACGTCGTATACAGATGGTCCTGTAGCTTGCAGTCAGCCTGTTTATTCTTGGTTCAGAGACTTGAAGAACAAGCTCAAGAAGAGATTAGGGATTACGCAGAAGCGGTCTTGATGTTAATCAAGGACATCTATCCAGTATCAATTAAGGCTTTGGTTGGCAAATACTCTTATGCTTGATGTACTGTATATAGTTTTATTTTCAGTTTTGATAAACTGGATGATTAGTTTATCTATACTTTTTCAGGTATCAAGTGATACAAAAATTAAGATTAGATCTGGTATACTGTTGTTTCTATCGGGAATTATTAGTGGGTATATAGTTTATCTGTTATGACTTATGGTGATTTAACAAGAAAAGATTTGCAGTATATGCAGATGTGCTATAGTGCAGCTACAATATTTTCAACATGTGGAAAGAAAAAGTACGCTGCCATATTAGTTGATGAGTATGGACATATTGTAGGCTTTGGTTATAATGGTGGACCAAGTGGCTCTCTTCACTGCGAAGATGGCGGATGTCCTAGATTTAAAGAGATGTCCCCAAGTGGATCAAACTATGACAACTGCATTTCTATACATGCAGAAGCGAATGCACTGCTACATTCAGACTACAGCTCTAGGGCTAAAAAGCTTTATGTCAACGGTCCCCCATGTCTTTCTTGCGCTAAGCTCATAGCAAATAGTACAATCACTGATGTATACTATGTTACTGATAGCGACTATGAAAACTGGGAATCAGTTGAACTATTTCTTAACTCCGCCGGAGTTTCAACACACAAGATCAAATAATGGCAGCATCTAAAGTAAATTACGTAGTATTGTATTCTGGACATAGTCAAGTCTATGGTTGTTCTTCTAAAAAAATTGCCCTAGAATCACCGCCTCCTGAGGGCTCTTCGATATCTGATAAAAAAATCTTATTTATAACTTTTGAACCAGACACTAATCAACTTTCTGTACATAAGGTTGATGATGAAGAGGTGCAAGGTGCAGATATTAAGGTAAAAAAAGAAAAGAAAACGGAAGATGAGTAAAGGGATCAAAAAGAAAGTAACTGTTAAGCTCTTACCAGGGGAGGCAGTTTTTGTGGCAAGTGTTGAGGTACTTCAGCACATAGCCGAAACATACGCTTGTCTATCAGAAGGATGCGATATACAGGAAGACAAATTGTCCTGGCTTGCGGTATCTGAAGATATAGCAGGTTGGATTAGTGAAACATATTATTCTGGTCAGGAAAATGAACAAGAAGAAGAATGGTGAAGTACTTGTATTTTTACTTGCGTGTTTTTCCGTAGGTATAATTGCTGGTAGTATTTCAAAAAATAAATTGAAAAAAAATATTAGTCAAAATTCTTTGACAATACAAAACTATGTTAATAGATTATCTGAGTTTGATCTTACTGAAACTAAATCAGCTTCAGAATTATTTTTTGACTTAATGTCCACAGGGTTTCATCCACAATCTGCTTTTGATATAGTGGCTAAAGAATGTATTGATGTTGGAGAAAAATTTAATGATTGATTTATGTGTAGTTAATTACAACACAAGACCACTACTGCAGAGATTTTTGGACACGCTGCACTCAGATTTATATAGTCCAAATGGCGCGCTCGTAAAAAACTGGAATCTATATATCACCGATAATGATTCTACTGATGATTTCATTCCGTGGATTAGACAAAATGAAGAGCGATACCTTATAAATAGAACTTATCTTAGACAAAATATTGGTTACTCAGCAGCCATTAATATGATGGCTAGCAAAAGTGATGGAGATATAATCGGCGTTCTTAATGGTGACGTATGGATGACATCAGAAGATTGCGTTAAGATAGAAAATATTTTTAACGATAATCCAGATGTTCATATTCTTGGTCCAAAGCAAAGAGATGAAAATGGCTTCATCACACACGCTGGCATTATTGGAACAAACATTACTCCCAAGCACAGAGGGTGGAGAGAGCATGATCCGCAAGATCTTTTATATAAGGACAGAATTAATTGCGTAACGGTATCCGGTTCTGCTTATTTTGTTAGAAGAGATGTTTGGAATGACCTTACAAATAATCCAAAATACAGAGAAATTTACCCTGATGCAATAGGAGCATTCTTACCAACTCCTCATTATTATGAGGAAACTTGGTGTTCGTACTTTGCTAGACATCTTGGTTACAATGTAGTATATGATGGCTCTGTGTCAATAGGTCACAGTTGGCACGCTTCTACTCCAAAACCAGGACAAGGCGTAAGTCATGCGGATAGATACTTTCCAGTGTCTAGAGAAATTTTTAGAAAAGCCTGTGACCATATAGGAATAGAAAGAGATTAAAATGAGTGATAAATTAAATCCATGGATTTACAATGCAGAAGTTAAAAAAGTTGTTGATGGAGATACGTTTGATATCGTCATCGACCTTGGCTTTGATACTTTGAGAAAGGGAAGAGTCCGACTTTATGGTGTAAATACACCAGAAAGCAGAACTTCTAATATAGAAGAAAAGAAGCAAGGTTTAGCTGCAAAAGAATTTACAGAACAGTGGCTTGCAAAGGCTCAAAATTGGGTTAAGATAGAAACTATAATTGATAAAAATGAAAAGTATGGAAGAGTGCTTGCAAAAGTCTGGGACAAAGATGGAAACTGTTTGAATACCGACATAGTTTCTGCCGGCTTGGCTAGAGAATATTATGGAGTTGGCGACAAAACTTGGACTGAATTCAAAAAGGGCTAACCCATAATGCTTGTCAGTGAGTTGGATATTCCTTTTGTTAAAAATACATACACTAGATTTGAGCAAAGAGAAGAAACATTTGCCTTAAGAGATCAAACTTGGATAGGCAAAAATAATATAGGCTATGTCCTCTTTAGACACGAAGATATTAATAATGTTTTAAAAGACAGTCGCTGGCATACTGCCATAGGATTACTTGCTGAGTTAAATACCAACCTTCCTGCAGAGTTTAAGCAGAGAAGAAAAAATGGTTTAATGGCACTTAATGACAAAGCTCATTCAAGGTTAAAAAAATTAGTAGTGCCAGCTTTTACCGCTAGGCACTCCGATAGTCTTAGGCCGTTTATGGGTTTGTTAATGAATGAACTTATTGACTCATTGGCAACAAAACAAACAATAGACTTACAGAAGGATATTTTTAACTATTACCCGATACCAATTCTATGTAAGTTATTTGGTATACCTAGTAGTGACTGGAAAATGTTTAGCGATTGGTCCTACTTAATGTTTAATATATTTAACTTAAGCGGCGAAATTAATCAAGAAAAAGTATCAAGTGCTCAAAAAGAATTTGATGAGTATACTTCTGATCTTATTTCTTATAAGAGAAAAAACCTAACAGATGACTTACTTTCTAGTCTAATTAAATCAGAACAAGATGGAGATCTTTTATCCACAGAAGAGCTGATTATGCTCATAGAAATAATTATTGCTAGTGGAATTGACACCACAAGATGCCAATTGGGTTTATGCTCTAAGACAGTCTTGGATAATAATTTACAAAATAAAGAAATAAAAAATTATTTAGAAGAAATTATTAGATATGATTCAGTGCTTAGGGGAACTGTAAGAATAGCTTCCGAAGATATTTCCTATAAAGATACCGTTTTTCCCAAGGGCACTTTAGTTTATTTAAATATTGTTTCCGCAAACTTTGATTCAACAGTTTTTTATAATCCAAATGAAATAATTCTTGATAGAAAAGAATTACATAAAACACTATCTTTTGGTTCTGGCCTACACTATTGTTTAGGCGTAGCCTTAGCTAAGGCAGAAATTGAAGAGGGTCTAAGTGTGTTGTTTTCTAGAATAGGTGATAGAATAGAATCATGGGAAGCAACCAGCTTGCCAGTTACATCAGTAATAAATGGGTTAGACTCTTTAAAGGTAACATTAAATGCAGACATTTCTTCCGTATCCTGATTTTGTACAGTCAATAAAAGTTCTAGACTATCGTCGGCTCGGCAAGCAACGCGTAGAAACATTCCAAGTACTTAACATTCTATTGGATAGAACTCCAACTAAAGGATGGCGCAATCACCCAGTCACCCGTATGTGGACTGGCTACGAAGAAGCTCTAAAGCTGTATCAGAATTACACTATACTAGAGTGGATAGACAGAGGCTATAACAACACTATGAAGTTTGAAGACATAGATCATTCTTCAATTGTTTATCCATCATGGTTTGGTAGCGATGAATTTCATAGGTCTCATAGGTCTAATCTCTTAAGAAAAGATTACGAATATTATTCTCAATACTTTGACGATCCAGCAGATTTAGAGTATTATTGGCCAGTATGAGTATTGCAGTTTACTTAGCTGGAGCCATGGATTATGTTGGTGACTACGCCAAGGGATGGCGTAAGTCGGCAACTGAGTCGTTAATGTTGTTGGGCTATAGGGTTTATGACCCTACTTCTATTCCAGAAGAACCCAATATGACCCCGGATGAAATAGCTCAAAAAAATCTCTTCATGCAGAAAAAATCGGATATTTTGCTGGTAGAATACATGCTAGAAAACAGAGCATACATAGGAACTGATTACGAAATGGCTTGGGCAAAAATGAACAATCAGCCATGCGTAGTTATGTGCTCTAATCAAAACAAAGATCGCCCATATATGAAATATATGGCAACAAAACTTGCAGACAACCTGCAAGATGCTATAGAATATATAGCAATTCATTATCCAACTAACTAACAAAAGGAATAAAAATGTCAGAGAACAAGTTCAAGTACTTTACTGTTACCACAACCACGCTGGTTAAGGCCAACAGCAAGACCGATGCCCAGAAGCTTGCAATGGGTCGTCGTGGCGTAACTGGTGAGGTCATGTTCAAGGATGTTGAAATCGAGCGAATCTCAGCTGTTGAGGCTCGCGAGCAGATCATCGCCTGATTGTAGTATTGTCCTGTGAAGGGGGGACCGTTATACGGTCCTCCCTTCTGTATATAGAAAGAATGGCATATGTTATATGCACAAATGGTTGGAAGAAATGAGTCTTCCAGATTTCTAGAACCTGTTCTAGAAAGACTATCTACTCAGGTAGATAAAATAATTTTTACAGACGACTGTTCAACAGATAATACGGCAGAGATTGCCGCAAAGTATGCAGAAGTATTTAGTACACCAGAACCCCTTTTTACAAAACACGAGGGACAACTTAGAGCCCTTGCTTGGGGTAACTTAGAAAAGTTTGCCAAAGAAGGTGACTGGGTTTTGGCTATAGACTGTGATGAAAAACTTTATCATGTTGATGATTTAGATGTTAAGCAGGTCTTATCTAAGTCTGAATTTGATGTAGTCAATGTTCGTTTCTATCATATGTGGAGCGAAACACACTATAGAGTAGACAAGCTTTGGGCTCCGAATAACTCTTCAAGAATCTTTAGATTTAAGTCTGGAGCTGGTTTCCAGAATAAAGCTCTTGCATGTGGGTCTGAACCAACGTATGTTCCTCAGTGGATTCGTCAAAGAAACTACTGGAAAGATTCAGGTCTCATCATGCAACATCTTGGTTACACTTATGATGAGGATAAAAAGTCTAAATATGAAAGATATTCCACTTTAGATGGTGGACAGTTTCATGCCTTAAATCATATTAATTCTATTATAGATCCTAATCCAGTATTAATTCAATGGGGAAACTTTGGTATTTGAAATGAAAGAAAATAACGTAATATTAGATCCAATTGAGTCAATTATTGACTTAACTTTTAAGCTTGAACAAAAGAAAAAGTTTGCCTATGTGAACATTTCTCGTTCAGCAATCAACCTAATGCTTAACGGTAGCGAAAAAAAGCCACCTAAGTATTTTGTAAAATCACTTACAAAGTGTATGAATATACAAGATCCAAATTTTCTTAAGGCTGTTCCAGTAGAGTTTATTAAAGAAATTGAACTAGGAAAGCTTTCGGAGTTTGGTCTAGAAAAAGATGGAAAATATTATGATGCAGGAATGTTTGAATACTTCTTTGCAAATAAAAAAGAAACCGTAGACATATTCATTAATCACTATATTAGGGAGTCAAAAAATGTCGTTTTATCTTTTCACGATAAGAAAACTGTTCAAAAAGTTTTTGGACAAAATCAGTATGTAGTTTCTGTTCCATATAATAATTATTACGATAAACTTGATTCCATAATTGCTCAAATATCTGAGTTCGAAGGCGGAGTAGACAGCTGTATATTAGACTGTCCAATGTTAGCTACGGCTATAGCTCCTAAGCTATGGGAAAATCTAGATATGTCTATATTGGATTTTGGAAAAATTATAAGTTCAATTAGATTCTACTCTCTGCAAAATTCAGAGAGAGAAAAGTCAGAGTCCGACAACAAAAAGAAGTTCTACAAAAAGCGCAATGAAAAAAAATGATTGGGATGAAGAAAAAGATAACACCGAATACATGGTTGATCTTTTGTTTGATACCTCTCTCAGTCTAAATGAAATAGCCAAAGAAGTAGGTTGGCCTCTAGCCAAAGTTAATCAAAAAATTAATCAGATAGGTTTATCTTGGTTAAAAAACTCTAGAAAAAAAATGTCTAGGGGTCAAACTTCTTTGACTGCTATTATGCAGAAACTTCTTCCTGGAGAAAAAATAGTTAATGAATTTGTCCTTGAAGACAAGTTGAGACTTGATGTTTATTGTCCGTCTTATAAAGTCGGTGCAGAATACCACGGTAGACAACACTTTTATTACACTGGACAGTTCTTTGAATCTAGATATGAATTTGAAGAAGCGCAAAAAAGAGACCAAAAAAAGATAGAGCTATGCAAGCAAATGGGTATAGCTCTTATTATATTTAGATACAACGACATGCTCACAGAAGAAGCAGTCTATGATAGACTATTAGACGCAATAAGAAGCTCTCCTTATATTAAGGAAGAGAAACAAAAGAATAGTTATTACTCAAGTAAAGCTTATCTAGACTCTAAAAAGCGTCGTTCTGAACTGAGAAAAAAAGCATACAGAGATCTAAAGCAGCTAAGAAAAAAGAACGATGGAAAAAGCTGAAGAATACCAAGATACACCAATTGAATATCAAGTATTTGCACTGTCTTTAAGACAAGACGGTGCAATAGACTACTTTGCAGAAAATTTACCTCAAGAGATTGTTGGTATTAACCATGGCCAAAATGGTATTCATGAATTCTATCTTGCGCTGTTAGCTTATCGTTCTGCTACCCAGCTATCAATAGTTGACCCGGTTGGTTTTAGAAACTGGCTTGAGTCAGAAACCGACATAAGAGAAGGTTTAGGTGGCAATGCTGGAGTAGATATCATTATGGATGTTCTCTTCTCGCTTGAGTTATCAACAGTAGATTCAGTTGTCCAACTTATTAAACACAAGGCTAATAAAAAGAAGCAGATTGATTACCTGCAAGAACTACAGGTAATTCTAAATCAAAAAGGTGTTAAGTCAGAAAAAGACTTAGCAAGAATATCTTTAATTACTTCTGAGATTAGAGAGCTTGAAAATCAGCTTAATTATGATCCACTAGAAAAACTTACAACCGCTATCGACATATCCAACAGAGCAGAGTCGCTGTTGGATATACCAAGTTTTCTTCCTACACAATTTAAGTCTTTAAATAGGGCTATGGGATACACAAATGACGGAGGCTTTTACAAGGGAGCAGTTCACGCAATTATTGCCCCATCAGGTAAGGGTAAAAGCACATTTGCAAAATGTTTAGCCAATAATTGGGTTGAGACTGGGCATACTGTTTTATATGTGAACTTTGAAGAAGCTGTAGGGCACTGGGAGAGAATTCTAATGACACAGGTTATAGGCAGAAATGTTTATGCCGAGGCAGAAAGTTGGACTCCTAGTGAAAGACATAAGTATTTATCTATGTTTAGGTCTAAACTAGAAGAGTGGGGCAACAGATTAATGGTCAGACATGACCCAGAAACTCCTTACTTTGAGGATCTAGAAAGATGGCTTAGAGATATCATCGACTATGCTGAAACCCCTGAGGTAGTCATTATAGACACAATACAGTCAATGTTTACAAAAGGCGGTAAAGGTAAACCTAGATGGGGTGAGTTTGAAGAGATGATGGTAAAGCTAGAAAAGCTAGCTAGAGATATGAATTGTGTCTTGATAATTACCGCTCAAGAAAACTCTAACAGAATGAAAGAGAGAAGAGAAGTTGTACAACAATCTGACACTGGTGGATCCTTGGCCATTCAGCAGAAGTGTGCAGTAACAATCTTTATAACTGAAAAGAAGCTTATCAGTGGCGATGACGCAGAAGATGAAAATATTATGCAGCTTCAAATACCAAAGAACAGAATCACTGGTTCTAGCTTTGTTTACAATCCACCACTTGTAAAGTACGTTGACTCAAGAAAAGCTTACGAAGAATATGAGCCAGTCAACCAAGAAGACTATGATGATACTAGTTCTTTACTGGATGATCTATTAGATGATGAGGATTTTGACATATGAAAGAATTAAGCGTAGAAGCAATTAAAGATTATCAAACCTGTGCTTTGCTATACAATTATAGGTACGAAGAAAAAATAGTGGAAACAATTCACTCAAGAGAATTATTTAGTACAAAATTTGAAAACACATTAAAAAGTGTTATTAATTATTTTTTCTACAAAAAACAAGGTGGCTTTACGCCTTCATACTCATCTCTATTAAACAGATGGGAAAAGCTTTGGTTTTCAAAAGACACTACAGCTTATGACATTATACATGAACAGCATGAAAGTTTTTATGGCAATACGGCAAGCTTGACCTCCAAGGCTGCTGCTGCTTTGCTAGATTTTTATAATCAATTTGCAGAAGATACTGCAATACCCATGGCTATAGATCAACCTTTTTATGTTCCGGTGGGTAACAGTGTTAAAATAAAGTCTCACTTTGATCTAATCCTTTATAAAAATAATGAATATTATGTTTACAAATGGGTATTTAACTTTAGGACTTCTCATACGTCTCTTTATCAGATAGACTTTTCTGTTTTAAGTGAAGCGTTTAGACACAAGTTTCCGCACAAGGCACTTAAAGTGCACTTTGGTTACTACGATATATTGGCTGCTTCTCAAAAGTTTGTAGAGTACGAGGTTAACGAAGAAGATTCTAAAGCATTAAAGTATTGGTGTAGTACAATAGAAGAAGATGAAAAATATGTTCCCAGAAGAGGGTTAACATCATATTGTAAAAAATGTCCATTTGATAAACCGTGTTCTAAATGGAAAGATTGGGAAAAAGGCTAATGACAAAAGACTCAATTTTGGATGAGATCCTAAATAAAGAAAAAGACTCAATTTCTATAGGGGAAGAAAATAGTGTTCTTCAACCATTATCAGAAGAGATTGAGATGATATCTGACGATAATATTAAAAGTTTTGTTAAATCAATATTATTAAGAGCAGATTCTTTTTGGACAATACCATCTAGTTTTTCTGGCAAGTATCATCCAGCTGATGAGCATAACGAAGGTGGCAATGTCCTTCATACTAAAAGAGTGGTTAGAGCTGCTAGTGTGATAGCTGATTCATATTCTTTGTCAACTGAAGAAAAAGACATCGTCTATGCCGCTTGCCTATTACATGACGCCACTAAGGGAATTAAGGATAAGGATGAAGATTTTTTTCATTACGATCCAATGCATCCATATACAGTTGGAAGACTAGTGAAACAATGTCAAGAATATGACAAAAAGTATGCAGGGGAGCTGCAATCTTCTACGCTTTTCTTATCAGAAGAAGTAGTTCAGTCTATTCTAAGATTAGTTAGATGTCACCTTGGTCCTTGGTCCCCAATTCCGGAAACAATACCAGTAACTTATCTGGACATGATCGTACACATTTCTGATAACATTGCTTCTAAGCTGCATTATTTGGTTGACGGAAATCATGTAGTAAAAGACAGATGGAAATTTTAAGTTGGACGACAGAATACCGAAAAGATATTATTTGCTATCTAATATAGATTCTATAATACAAGAATCTGTTTATTATAGATCGTTTTCAGACGATCTTAAATCGGATAGAATAGTTCTATATGAGTTTGGAGAAGAGTCTGGTAAGGCTCATATAATATGAAAATATCAAACGATCCAACAAAGTACACTTATGCGTGGAGACACGTGGAGCTAGCAAGACACGTACCTTCTCTGAATAGAATAATAAGAGAAAAAGTAGATGGGATACCAATACTTTTAGATGTTGACCACCTAAGTAAATATGTTAAAAAGCATAACAATATCGGTATATATACATCTATATGGCATTACAACGACCAAGATATAGAAAAGTCTACTAGACTAGGTTCATTGTATTTTGATATAGATAATGAGGATGTCAATATTTCTTTGTCAGAGTGTAGAACTCTTTATAATTATTTAATAAAATATATACCACAAGAATCTATTGTTGTTTATTACACTGGTAAAAAAGGCTTCCATATTGAGTGCGAGGCAATAGCCTTAGGTATAAACCCCTCAAATAGTCTGCATCGTACATTTAGATTTATTGCAGATGACCTTTCTAAGCAACTTAATCTTACTTCTTTGGACTTCAGTGTCTACGATCAAAGAAGAATGTGGAGATTACCTGGCTCAAAACACCAAGAGACTGGGCTATATAAAACTAAACTACCGACAGAAATTATAAATTCTGATATACAGACTATTATTGAATACTGTTCAACCCCAAAAGATAATACTGTTTCAGATCAAGAGTTTTCTTACACTGCAAATGAATGGTATAGAGAATACTCTTATAAGATGGAAGAAGAAAAGAATAAACCAAAAGATATTCTTGCATACTTTAATCAATATGGTTCTAAAAGTAGAATTGATCTTCAAGACTCACAAAAGGTTTTTGACAAAAATAGACTTCTGTCCAACTGCTCAGCTTTTCAAAGAATAGAAAAAGAAGCTAAAGAAAAAAATCATCTTGACCATGAATCTAGATTATTTCTATGCTCTATTCTGACATATACAGACGATGCTATTTTATATTTAAACCAGATACTAAGTCACTGTGAAGACTACAATCCCAAAAAGTCTTCAGCTCATATTAATGATTGGATTAAAAGAAGAGAGATTGGCATTGGCGGAAGACCATACACATGTGAGCGAGCAAATGCTGCGGGTGTTGGCTGCGGTGACTGTTCTTTGGAACATAATAAAAAGTGGGTTAAAATAGGAGAAAAATATGTGGAAACAGATGAAAAAGTATCTCCTTCTCCAATAAGATTCGCATATAATGTAGTAAAGAAAGGTGGTGAGAACAAAGATGATTGAAGATCCAGATGATGTTATAGGAGTATGTAGTGAGTGTCACTCAGATCAACCAGACGCATACATGTACAGGAGCCCATTTGCACAAAGTGGTTCAAATGTACCATGTAAATATTGTGGTGGAGTAGTTGTAATAACATACAGAGAAACACGAGATGATGCGCTAGATCAAAGCGATAGAAATAGAGGAGTAAATTGAAAAACTGGACTAACCTACATAACCACACAGTCTACTCTATGTTAGATGGACACGGTAGGGTTGAAGAGTATTTGTCAAGAGCAAAGGATCTTGGCATGGTGGGCTTGGCAACAACCGACCATGGCAATATCCACTCTTGGCTTGACTTTTATGAAGCTGGCACTTCAATGGGAGTAAAGCCCATTCTTGGCTCTGAGTTCTATCAAGCTAGAAAAACTAGATTTGACAGAGACGAAGAAGAAAGAGCTGGCAAAGCAAAGAATGAATGGGAACAAAGAGGCCCATACCACATAACCATTCTCGCAAAAAACAATGTAGGCTATAAAAATATTATAAAGATTTCTTCTAGGTCATATACCGAAGGTTTTTATGTCAAGCCTAGAATAGATCACGATCTCATTGCCGAACATTCTGAAGGGATTATAGTTCTATCTGGGTGTTTGAATCGGAGAAGTCGCACAAGCTCTTCTTAGAAATGACTATGACTTTGCGCTTAATGCCGCATTAAAAATGCAGGACATTGTTGGTAAAGAAAATTATTTTATTGAAATCCAAAACCATGGTCTATCTGAGCAGATTAGAATAACAAATCAGCTTGTAGAGATAGCAAATAAAATAGGTGCCAGAATAGTTCCAACTGGCGACTGTCACTACGTGCACAAAGAAGACGCACACGCTCATGACATTATGTTATGCGTTGCTACAAACAGTAACATCTACACGGAAAATAGATTTTCTTTTAGTGGAGATAATTTTTATCTTAAGTCTTATGAAGAAATGGCTTCAACTTTTGATGAATCTTGGTTAGCAAATACACTCCATGTATCTGAAATGGTTGATGTTAATCTAAGTTTTGGCGATCTTTATTTCCCTAATTATCCTATACCAGGTAGTCAAGATGTTGATTCGTATTTAAACGAGTTAGTTTGGTCTGGTTTAAAAACTAAGTACGGCGAATCATTACCAGAAGATGTTGTGTCAAGAGCTAATCATGAGTTAAGAGTCGTCAAGGAAATGGGATTTCCAGAATACTTTTTGGTTGTTTCTGATTTAGTTAACTGGGCTAAGGATAATGACATTAGAGTCGGATGGGGTAGAGGATCTGCAGCTGGAAGCATCCTCTCCTATGCCCTAGGAATTACTAACTTAGATCCATTAAAGTTTGGCCTTATGTTTGAAAGATTCCTTGTAGAAGGAAGAAAGTCAATGCCTGATATTGACTTAGACTTTGATGATAGGCATCGTGATAAGGTTATTGATTACGCAAGAAATAAATATGGTCACGACAGAGTTGCGCATATATGCACATTTAATAAGACTGGCGCAAGACAGTCAATCAGAGACGCAGCCAGAGCATTGGGTCACGACTTTGCAACTGGGGACAAGGTATCAAAGTTAGTTCCACCTCCTGTTTTAGGTATATCAAAAAACTTAGATGAATGCATGCAAGTTTCTGAATTCAGAAAAGAGTATGATTCCAGCGAAGATAGCAAGACAATTATTAATGCAGCGTTTGGCTTAGAGGGTCTAGTAAGACAGACTGGAGTTCATGCTGCAGGAGTTGTTATCTCAAGAGGTCCGCTTACAGACTATCTCCCTATCATGCAAAAGGGTTCTGACTCACCAATAGTTACCCAGTGGGATATGGGTAGAGTTGAACAATGCGGACTGTTAAAGATTGACTTCTTGGGCTTAAGAAACTTGGGTGTAATCGATCATTGTTTGAAGCTGTTACAAAAAAATAAAGACATAGTTATTGATCTAGATGAGATTCCATTAGATGATAAAAAGACTTTTGATGAACTATGCAAAGGGAATGCAATAGGCGTATTCCAGCTTGAATCTTCTGGCATGAGACAGTTAATGGTTCAACTACAGCCACAAGATATTAAAGACATCATGGCCCTGATATCCCTTTATAGACCAGGCCCTATGGGATCTGGAACAAAAAGCAGATGGATAAAATTCCAAAGCTTAGAAAGAAATTTGTTGAAGGCTGTCTGGCTACTGTAGATATAACAAAAGAGAAAGCTGATAAAATATTCTCTGACATTGAGTACTTTGGTGGCTATGGCTTTAACAGAGCACACGCAGCAAGTTATGCTATGGTTTCCTATATCACAGCGTACTTAAAGACCCATTACGCGGCAGAGTACATGGCTGCACTTCTCACGTCTGTAGCCGGCAACAAAGATAAGTCTGCACTATATTTATCAGACTGTAGAAACCTTGGAATTAAAGTTGCCCCTCCCTCAATTAATCTTTCAATGCACGACTTTGAAGTAGTTTCTGATACGGAAGTATTATTTGGCCTCTCTGCCATCAATGGCATCGGTCCTGCCATAGCAGATGCGATTATTGGATGCAGAGATTCTGATAAGCCATATAAATCAATGCATGATTTTATGCGTAGGTGTGACTCTGTAATACTTAAAAAATCAACTATAGAACACCTAGCTGCTTCTGGAGCATTTGATGAGTTGGTGACTTTAGATGAGGAGATAGAGTTAAACAGAAGAAGAGAGCTAGAAATTCTAGAAAGAGAAAAAGCCGAACTTGGGATCTATGTTTCAAAGCATCCGATTGAAGGCGTTTGGGATGCGATTAAACCAAAAATAGACTCTGAAATATTTGATTTGTCAGACTATTCAGCTGGTTCCAAGGCGAAAGTTGGCGGAGTAATAACTTCTTGTAAAAAAATGATAACTAAAAAAGGTATGAAGATGTTCAAAATGAACATTGAAGACCTAACTTCTGGTATAGAAGTTATTATATTTCCTAAAGAAGCCAGACAAATGGAAGATGATTTCTTTTCAGAGGGTGACATTATAATTTTAAATGGAACCGTCTCCAAAGAGGGTGACGAAGAAGCATCAACTGTTAAGCTAATTTATTCTTCTTGCGAAAAGATAGATAATGCTATTTTAACTGGAACTAGACCAATAATACTTAAAGCTAACTCTATGATTTCTAACGAAAGTATACAATCTTTATATGATATAATTAACAATACAAATGGAGCATCGACTGTCTTTCTTGAAATGACAGATGGTGTTAAGAAGTATAGTTTTAGATTTAATAAAACTACTTCTTTAAAAATAGAAGATAAACTACAATCAATAATCAACCTAGGATAAGATATGATAAGTCAAGTAACAATTAATCCAACCCATAAACCTTGCTGGGTATTTTGTTCATCTTGCAACAGATGTCAGGACAAGGGTAGATACAGTAAGTGTCAAGACTGCAGTGGAAGATATGATCCAAACTTAAAGATACTTCCACATCCAGATGATTTTTGCGACTGCAAAAATGGTGTTCTCAGATGGAGAACCCAGGAAGGCAGAATAATCATTACTAGATTTAAGTCAAATCCATTTAAGGGTCAAGTGACTTATCAAAAAAAGACAGAAGATGAAAGAGATTGGGATTCTTACGTAAGAGACATGAGAGAAAAGCTCAATGACCCTAACTGGAATCCAATTACAATTGTAGAGGATTGATAAATGTTAAGTGAATCAGGAAGAATACAAAAGGGTTCAGCTACCCTAATAGAATACATGGAGAATGAAAACTCCGTGCCAAATAAATTTTTCTTACAAAGTGGCGTTGTTGGCATGTACGCCTCTCTGGAGGAATTAAAAGATCTTTATACCATCCTCCACTACTATATTAACATAGACGATCTGACTAAGTGCAAAATAAAAATTGGAGATGAGTATGTCGACATTTAACAATGATGATTACATGGAAATAACGGAGACCGGCTGGATGCCAGTTGGTGGAGGCTGTTATTTAAACAAATTTAACGGACATACAATAGACCAAATAGGTAGAGAATATGACCAAGATGGCAATCTAGTCTATGATCCAGAAGGAAATAATGACACAAATTAAAATTAGATCTATAGACGAATTAGATCCATTAGAAAAACTATGCTTGACTGACTTCTCGTATTCAAGGCTTGATACCTATAAAATGTGTCCAGCAAAATATTTCTATAGCTACATTCAAAAAGAGCCAAGAACTTTTAACGACGCTGCGGTACTCGGTAATATAGTCCACTCCGTGCTGGAAGAATGCTTAGATAATAACACTGAGCTTAATTTAGAGCAGCTTCAGGAAGAGTATGTAAAACAAAAAGAAAATTATGATCCGACTGGTCATATACCAGAAGACCTAATTTCCGTCGGTGCAGAAATAATTAATGAGTTTTATGACAAGCATTACGATGATTCTTTTGATATATACGATAAAGAATTTGGTTTTAGCTTTGTCCTAGGCAACTATTTAATCAATGGCTACATAGATAGAATCGATATCTTTGATGACAACACAATAAATATTATTGACTACAAGACTCGGAAAATGGGAAGTAACCCAAAAAGATGTTCCCACTAATCTTCAGCTGGGCATATACGCCTTGGCTGTGTCGCTGGCATTTCCTGGCAAGGATATTAGAGCGGAACTTTACTACCTAAGATCTGGTAGAAGAAAAGCTCATACTTTTACTAAAGAAGATATTGAACAGGTTAAAATTAATCTTCTTGAAAAGATTAATCAGGTTGTTGAGGATAACTCTTTTCTTCCAACCTCAAACGAAAGAAACTGTACTTTCTGCGATCACGCTAAATCTAAAGCTTGCCCAACTGGAGTAGCTAGATTAAAAAGAATGGGTAAAATATAAAAGCCAGGGCGTTAAGCCCTGGCCAATATATTTGAGCTCAAAAGCTCAGTCAGAATGACTCTACTGGAGTCTCCATTGCGTCATCGGTGAGGGAGAAGCTGTTCTCAACCACAAGCTTTGTTGCTTCCTTGTGGCTGAAACCAACCTGAGAAAGCCCCTCAATGACGTTCTCGTTGATGTTCTGACTGATGCTGTTGATGATTGTGTTTAGTGTGTTCATGGCGGTCATACTACCATCTATCTCCTTGGTTTGCAACCTGTTGGTTGGATTTTTTTTGTATTTTTATTTGTTGTAAAGTATAATATTAATAACATCTAGTAGGCCTTGAGGTTACCATGAAGGACCCCCAAATAACAACTCCAGAAAGTTTTTTCTTGGAGAGATCTAAGCTTAAAAAACATCCTAATTTTTCTAAGCTGGTCTTAATCTCAGGTCTAATTGGGAAGCAAACTTTGCAAGAATACTGAACGCTTATAAGATCAATTTTGATTTTGAACCAGTTGTTTTTCCTTTTCCAATAAAAAAAGGAACTAAAGCTTATACTCCTGATTTTTATATACAAAAATCTTCTGAGTGGGTTGAGCTTAAGGGTTACCTGGATGATAAGAGTAAAATAAAACTTAAAAGGTTTAAGAGATATTACGCAGAAGAATTCAGTAAACTAACATTTATAATCAGTAAATATTCTGGCGAAGCCAAAAGGTTCGCAGCAGAAATTGAAATACCAAATGTCGTTTACTACGAAGATATAAGAAATTTTTATGCAGATAAGATACCCTGCTGGGAAGGAAAATAATGGCATCCTATAAAGAGCAATACTACTCTTTAAGTGAAGAGGAAATGCAAGACCTTATAGCAAAAGCTAAAAAAGGCTATTCAAGTGCACAGTATGAACTATTGAAAGTTTTTAATAATTTTCTAACGAAGTATGTGACAATGCTATATTACGGGAAATACAATCTATCTGATTATGACATAAGAAGATTTACTTCTTTGTTTGTAAAAGATAATTTTGTTAGATTTAATCTGATGAAAAATCAACTAAATCAAGCCGGCTACAAACATGTAAATGAATGTCTGCGACGGTATAACATATATGGCAAAAAGATATGGTGACGAAGAAGATGTTAGACAGACTGTCAATATGACATTTTTCCAATGCATAGCGAGGTATCAAAGAAGAGATTCAGAAAAAGGTCCAATTCCTTTTAGTGGTTTCTTGTATAGCTATTTCTTTTATCTGCTTAAAAAGAACGTTGATACATTTTTAATTGATCAGTTGGGAAGAAAAACTTTCCCACTACTTGCTGATGATGATAATTCAGATGACGAAGAAGAACCACAACCCGGTTTCAAAGCTCCACCAGTAGAGTATACTATAGATCAAATGCTAGGCACTCAGGAAATAAATGAATTGTGGGTATTAGGTCAGGACTGTTATCCGCCATATGATGGCCTTTCCGTGCAGGAAAGACAATTGATTAAATGGCGTTATGTGGATAATATGAAGTCTTCTGAAATAGCAGAGATAATTACGGAGCATCCCAATACTGTCAGAGACCACATATCAAAGGTCAAATTCAAGATAAAAGATGCTATAATAGAGAACAACATGGAAGATTTAATTTCTATATTCAAACTGGAAAGTGAATGAACGTTCAATCAATAGAAAAACTAAATGATCTACTTTCTGATTTCCTGAGCCCTCAAATCACCGAGATACTCAACGCTTATGGCTCTGGTGAATCTTCAGATCAATACTTTGTCAATATACCAGAGTCTGATGCTATTGACATGACCATGGCAGACCTTGCATCTCTTGTAGCTAGAACCTCAAACGTATACGGAAGAGTTACTAGGTTTGCTGGAATGGCCAGAGCTCACTATAAAATTTGTGAGGGTAAATATAAAAAAGTTTACAAGTCAAATAGAACTGGTAAGAATGAAGCAGAAAGAGAAGCTAACGCTTTAGAGGCAGCAGAAGAACAGTACACGGCAATGATAACCGCAGAGTCTATAGTGCAGCTAGCGGAATCAATGGAAGGTGCCGCCAGAATAGCTTCAGAGTCTGCAAGAAAACTACTGGACAAAGCTCAGTCAATGCAAATAGCTTCATATAGAGAGGAGAAGGGGTCGTATCTAGATAGCGACTTCAGTACTTATTAAATTATGTATTTAGCTCACTATAAATCAGTATCATCTCCAGAGGAATTCTTTTCGTCTACTAGAGAAAATTTAGATTTTCCTACTCAAGTAGAGTTTAATAAAAAAAGATACCTATTAAATGCAACACATCAAGTATCAACCAATTCTCAACTCAATAGAATAATAAACTTTGCTAAAGAGAATAATATCAGATATGACGTTAAGGTATGAACATAGAAGTTTTTTGCGATGGAGCTTCTAGGGGGCAGGGTCAAAAAAAATTTGGAGAAGCAGCTTGTGCCGTCGTGGTATATAAGAACAGAAAAAAGATAGCACAGTTTGCAAGAGGTCTTGGTGCTAGAACTAACAACGAAGCAGAATACGAAGCCGTTATTGCAGCTCTTTTGATGTGCTCTATGTCAGATCTAGTAGACCCAATTATTTATACCGATTCAGCCGTAGTGGCAAATCATATCAACGGAAAGTGGCGCTGTAAAAACGCTGCACTAGTACCACTGCTGATGACTATACAAGACATTAAAGAAGAGTATAAGTTTAGAATAGTTCAAGTTCCAAGAGCTTTTGTTTGGGAACCAGATTCTTTAGCAAATGAATTTCTAGATCAACTAGAAGTTCAAAAAGGTGAAACCACAAATACTGTGGTAGAATAGTGAAATGAGTAGAATGTATAATCCAGATTATCCAATAGTCGTTGGCTTGGCTGGAAAAGCTGCAACTGGCAAGACTTCAGTAGCAGAAGCCATAGTCCCCAAAGCTTCTTTTGATAACTTTAGATCCGGTATATACTGGGATCATATTTTTTTCGCGATGCCACTGTATGAGCTTCTTGCCATTAGGACTAAAATAGAAGGTGTTAATTCTCAGTCTAGAAAACTATTTGCAATACACGAGACTCTATATGACCTATATGGAAACACCACTCTTGGTAGCGTTCCAGACTATCATTCTTTTATCAGTCTAGTGGATAACATAGGAAGAGAGCCTCTAGATTTAGAGGGGGCAAAGCCTAGATCTTTCTTGCAGAAAGCAGGAGATATGTGTAGGGCACACGACCCTAAGTGCTTTGCCAAGTGGGGAGTAAAAAAGAGTTATGAACTACATAGGGAGTATGTAAAGTCTTTAGAAGAGGATGAAGAGTCTAAACCATATTGTGTTTTGATATCTGATGTTCGTTTTGAGAATGAAGCAGAAGCTATCCTTAAGCTTCCTAATAGCATGCTCATTATGTTTGATGCCTCTGATGAAGTTAGAAGAGAAAGAATCTTCTCTAGAGACGGCGTCTACATGACTGATGCACAAATGTCTCATAGGTCTGAAAAAGAAATAGATAACTTTGCCCATACAGCTTCTGCTACAATTGATTCATCTTCAATGTCTGTAGAAGATCAGGCAGTAAAAACGATAACACTTATAAAAGAAAAGTTTGGTCTAACAAGCTATGCCCAAAATTAATAAAAGCGCACAAGAAGAGAGCTTAGGCTCACCAATAGAACAGGTGGTAAATTTAGTGTCAGGAGAAATATCAGTATCCTCTAGTCCAGTTTTTATTTGCGGTGTTAACAGAAAAGTTAATATTGGCAACTTTGAGAACATAGATATATATGCTGGAATTACAATTCCATTAGCTGGAGTAGATCCAAGCGATAAAGAAGCTCTCAATGAAGCTGTAAAGGAAGCGGCTGCATATGGGTTTTCTTTGGTCTCTAAAGAAACTGGAGAAAGATATATGCTGATTAAAGAGGGTCAGCAAGGTAAATAAGATTACTATAACCAACTAGTCTACTGTGTCTGGGTGGTTGTATGGATAATTATTACAGCGTTATAGTTGCTGTCATAGCTTCACTTTCCTCTTTTTTAACTTATTTTTTAACAACATCCTTTCAAAAAAAGGCTCTTTTAAAACAAAAAGAATTAGAATTTTATAAAGTTAAAATAGAAAACCTGACGGTAGAAAGAGAAATATTAACAGCGGAGGAAAAAAATCTGCGAGAAATGTTGCGCCAACAGCTAGAAACGTGTAAAATAGAAAACGAAAGACTTGACAAGGAAATGGAAAACCTAAAAAGAAGGTTACTAACTGTAGAACAAGAATTAAAAGCTTGGGAGTTAGGTTTGAAAGTTCCTAAAGGTTTTGAACTAATTCAATTAGATACAGATGAGACAGAGGTAGATTAAATGTTTAAAAAATTGGTCAAAAAAATTAAGGGTCTGGTTGTTCCGGCTAGAAAAAAGTTGGACAAACAAGTAGACCAAATTTTAAATGAAGCGGAAAAGCTAGCTGAGAAAGCCGACGAAAAGATTGAAGAAATCAAAGTAGAGGCAGTAGCAAAAGTTGAAGAGGTTGCAAAAGAAGTAGTAGCTGAAGCTATTGCTCCTAAGAAAAAGTCTCCTGGTAGACCAAAGAGCACCACTACAGCTAAAAAAGCTCCCGCTAAAAAGTCTGCTCCTAAAAAGTAATAATTAATCTCATTTGTGCAAAAGCCCCCTGCCAATCGGTGGGGGGTCTTTTGTTTTTATCAAAAAAATGTTACTATATAAATATGTCATTAGCTAAGTTCCGCAAAATAACTAAGGGAAACGTAAAGCCGAAAAGGAAACCCAATGGCCAAGAAGAAGACCGTACGCCAAAAGAAGATAACCAAAGTAATGGATGAATTTGGTAAGGGATCATTGCACTCTGGTAAGGGTGGGCCTGTGGTCAAGAGTCGCAAGCAAGCTATAGCTATAGCTATATCTGTTGCATCAAAAAAGAAAAGAAAAAAGTAATGGCTTTTAAAAAAAAGATCTACATTAGTGGCCCTAGAATGGGGACCAATAATTATATGAATGGAATAGAACTCGTTGACATAAAAAAGATGTCAAAGAAAAAAGGAAAGAAAAATGCCCGCAAAAAAAGATCCTAGACTAGCTAGAGCACGGAGTTAGTGGCTTTAATAAGCCCAAGCGTACGCCAACCCATCCTAAAAAATCACATATAGTAGTTGCCAAAGAAGGAAATAAGGTAAAGACAATCCGCTTTGGCCAGCAAGGTGTAAGCGGTTCACCTAAAAAGTCTGGTGAATCATCTTCATACAGAAAGCGTAGAGAGTCTTTTAAAGCACGACAAAAAAGAATACGGTGCAAAAAAAGGTGCAAAGAAAATGCCAGCCAAGAAAGCTGCAGCTAAAAAAGGTGCAGGCATGACAGCTGCACAAAAGAAGCTTCCTCCTTTTATCCAAAAGGCTATCATGAATAAGAAGAAGAAAGCTAAGTAATAGTGGCAAAAAAGAAAGCAGACAAAAAATGGATTCAAGGTGCGATCAAAAGACCTGGAGCATTTACTGCTAAGGCAAAGAAGGCTGGTAAGTCTGTAGCCGGCATGGCTGCAGCCGTAACCAAGAATCCAGAAAAGTACAGTGCTACCACTGTGCGTCAAGCTAATCTAGCTAAGACTCTTAGAAAGATTTCAGCAAAGAAAAAGAAGAAGTAACAATGGCTAAAGTAAACAAACCAACTAAACCAGCTCTTTGGTCGGCTGCAAAGTCGCAAGCAAAAGCTAAATTTGATGTATACCCAAGCGCTTATGCAAATGCTTGGGCTGTAAAAAAATACAAGTCAATGGGTGGTGGTTGGAGAACTGTTTCTTCATCAAAGACTAAGAAGAAAAAGTAGTATGGCTGGTCCAAAGGGTGTAGGATTAACTAAATGGTTTAACCAGAAATGGGTTAACATTGGTGCGCCTAAGAAAAAAGGTAAGTTCCAACCCTGTGGAACATCAGGAGCTGGTGGCTCAGGATATGCTAAATGCGTTCCTGCCGCAAAAGCCAAGGC